TTGATAAGTTTTCGTGCCGAAACCGCGCAGGACGCTCGCCTCGTCCAGCGACGTGGCGGTGAAAAAATTAGGGTCTATCCTTACCCCTACCTCACCGTCACGCACGCGCTCGTAATTCGTTACCATGATGTCGGACGGGCTGTCTTTTACCTCCTGCATAGTGCGGACGTATGCCACCTCCATACTGAGGTGCTTCTTTGCCTGTGTAAGGAACTCTACAACCACGCGCTTGGGACACACAATAAGACCCTTTCCTCCATTATGCTTGATAATAACGCGGAGGATTTCAAGCTGCGTTACCGTCTTCTGCATGCCGAATGAAGAAAATATCGCCCGGAAGCCGCCTTTGACCGCCCACCTTACGGTATCTTTCACATGGGGGTATAAGTTTGGTGTGAGTTCGGATTCCTCGATGTCGAAACCCGTATTATGGCTGATGGCCATCTTGTTTTTCAGAAATTCTATGTAGTCCATTGTAGTTACAGTTTTATTATTTGTGTGTATTTCAGCTCCCCGCTGCATCCTCTTGTTTGCAATTCGGCAATAAGATAGCGTGGTGCAAATTTGGCAATCTCTGAAGCGTAGTAGATATTAGGCGTTATGCCTAACTCTTTCAGGGCTATCCTCCCGCAGCTCATTCCGTCAAAAAGTGAGAGTACGTTCATAGCTTATGTTTCTGCTTCCCGGATTGTTATGCTTTGTTTATTCTGAAAGAGGGTTCGTTGCCGAAGTTGATGACACGCGCCATTTCCCGTAGTCTGTCGGCAAATCTTTCGTCATAATATTCTGCAATCTCATCGGCAGAGAGGTTGGAGGTGGCGATTGTGCAATACTGCTGAGAGTAGCGATAATGAATGATGTCGGTAATGGCCATCACGATGTCTCCGTAGTGTAAGCTTTCGCGTGGCTCGGCACCCAGGTCATCGATACACAATATCTCAATATCTCTTATCCGTTTGTATTCTGCGACAGTTGCCGCATTTTCTTTTGTAGGGTTGTTATAGGCTTTTGCCAGCACGACCAATCCTTTTGCATCGATAATTTTGAATCCCTTGTGTGGTAGTTCATGTCGGTCACCTCCTGAAGAATAAAACTCATCGGAATGCAAATAGGAATATAGGGAATGTAATGCCTTTACGAGTGTTGTTTTCCCGTTTCCTTTATTGCCGGATAGGAAGAGGGAAAAGGTGCTTTCGTTTGATGTAAGCCACTTTGATATGTCCCAAATATGCTGTTTGTATTCCTTGGAACAAACAAATACCCGCATGCGCGTTTCCACTTCCACCTTACATGCTGCATACAACATGGTATAGACTTGCTGGGCAGTATAAGGAAGTCTAAAACGTGTCGGAATATTCTTTCTTTGTATCAGCCTTGAGTAGATTTCCTCTACGTCCAGCTCTTGTGTCGATTCTATCTTTATCATTTTTGTTTACAACTCTTAGCCAATTATTAAAATGTCTTTTTGCATCCGGAATGTCGTTGTGTCCCATTCTTCCATCTGCAATACATTGCAAGCGGAACTCGTCAAGTCTCTGTCGAAGTTTGTCTATCGGCATATGATGAACGAGTTGCAGAGGGTCTAACCAGCATACATCTTTTTTCAGTTGCTCAATTTCCCTATCAAGTAGCGATTGAGAGGATGTGGCGGTTCCCTTTAGTGTTGCGGAATTATTTTCCACAAGATCAAAGCTGTCAATTTGATATGTTTTTTCCACTCCATCGGAGAGACACCGAAACTCATTGATGTTGGCATTACGTCGGCATGCTCTACGCATGTTTATATACCTTTGCTGTATGCCTTTTGACGTCAAGACATGTTCTTCATCAAACAGTCGTTTATTAAGTAGTCCTACAGTCCTGCAACATTTAATGACCTCCCGCACATACATTTCCTCATACCCCGATAACTCTGATATGATGAACGGCAGCTCTTCGTCCCATCGAACGTAGTACCCATCACGATAAATGATGCAGAGCAAGATGATGTACACGGTTATAGCCTTACCGCCTTGATAGCGAATTAACTTCCTTACCTTGATGTCTTGGAAGAAACCAATGTCGAAGGGGAAAAACTCAACGCCTTGTTTTACCGGACGTCCCATATTCAAACATAGTATTTTAGGTAGTCATTGACCTCTCTGATAAAATCATCCAGAGAATGACAGACCACGTATTTATATTCTCCTCTACTTGTAATTGCGCGTTCCCAATCAATCTGAGATTTACTTTGCTTTCCCGTTTCCGTTTTCATTTCAACGAGCAGCGCGCCATAAAACCGATTAGGGACAAGCAGGATTAAATCTGAAACGCCGGCGACAACACCTTCTTCTTTTAGTTTGGCAGCAGTGCATGCGTCACGTTTACCCCCATTAGGAACAGCAAACAGCCTCCCCTTTAATTTGGGGCTTGTGAGGTTGAACCACCGCACACATGCACGCTGTATGCGGTGTTCTTCCTCAGATGGGCGCTTGCGCTTTATTGCAGCACTTTGGGCTACCAACTCTTCAAATGTCATCAGGCAATTACATCTAAGATTTTTGTCTCAGCAATCTTCACTATCTCGTAGTCAAGCATGTTGATTTTAGATTCGAGCACTTTCTTTGCTGCATCAATGCCATCAGCACAAACCATATAATTGTGAGCAAATCTCTTCTCCTTTCCTGTCTTTTCATCAGTACTGATATAATTGACCTTGCAGGCATAGAATTTTCCTAAGCCGCCGACGTCAAACAACTCCTCAATATTGGTGCGCTTTATTGAGATGATCTCATATTCTCCATGAGGAGAGACTTCTGATGCGACCTTACCCTCGCACTCTGTAAAACTTAAGGCATCAACAAGGAATTGCTCCGTTACTTTCTTTATCATGCCATCCTCCTGTGTCTTGTCGAAGCGGGCGGCCGAAATAAAATACTTATTCATGGTTCATACGTTTTTTGAGTTCTGTAGAAATTTTGATTTTGACGGTATTCATTGCCGGAATTGCCGTCTGCTTACCGTGTAGGCACGATACGCGATCTTTGGTTCGCACTACCTTGAGTGTGGCAAAGCCGCGAAGTGTGACATCTTCACCCTTGACGAGTGACTGTTTGATTGATTCTAAGATGCCCTCAAAGGCTTTTAAAGCCTGCGAGCGAGGCAGGTCTGTTTGACAGATGACTGCGTCTATGATTTCATTTTTTGTCATGTGGATAATTATTGATTGGTGAATAATTTCTTCTTTAGTTTTTTATTCAGCTGCCTGATACACCATGCGCGTGAGATGTATTTTTGTCCTTTTGTCAGGTCGTAAAGACAAGCTGCGTCTTCAAGGTATTTGATAACCTTTTGTATATCTGTTTTGCATACTTCCATTATTCATTTCTTTAAGAAAGTTGAAACCAATTCTTCAAAGTACATCTCATCGGTAGGAATATCATCGTCGGAGTTCATTATCTCTGCGGCAATAGATTTCTTACGCTGGATGAGTGAGTAGATGGTGCTGTCGATAGTGCCACGGCCAAGGAGATAGTAGCAGCTGACATTGTCTTTTTGTCCTATTCGGTGAGCACGATCTTCGCATTGCAGACAATCTGCCATCGTCCATGGGAGTTCGCAAAATGCGACATCGGATGAAGCCGTAAGCGTAAGTCCGACGCCGGCAGCTTTGATGGAGCAGATGATAACCCGAGTGTTTGTGTTGTTTTGGAAAGCATCTACGGCAGCCTGTTTGCTTACCGCGCTATCGCGTCCTGTTACCGTCACCGCCTTTGGAAAAGCTTTCCGAAGTTCATCAACGACTTCATGCAGAGAGCAGAATACTATCAGCTTCTTACCGTTAGCGAGAAAGGTGTTGATGAAGTCTATGGCTTGCGCTATCTTACCTTTTGTAGCAAGTGCGCGCAGGGTCATGAATTTTACAAGAGCCTCCATGCGCATTTTCCGTCTTATCTCCCAATTCGTACAATCTGTATACTCATGGAGATAGGTGGCAAGATCGTGTTCGGCAGTTCTGTATTCTTGTTCGTTCGATATATCTACAAACAAATCTGTCCGTGTCTTATCCGGGAGCTGGGGTAGCACCTTTTGCTTCTCTCGGCGTATCATACACGTGTCGTACAGCTTTGCGGAAAGCAGGCGCAGGGGTACGGCCGGCTCCGCATTCTTATCGCGTGGGTCAGTGCAGAAGTCTTCACGGAATTGCGATGTCCCGCCAAACTCGTCGATTCTTCCCATAATGGAAAGTTGTGCGACAAGGTCTTCCGGTCGATTTACCACAGGTGTTCCCGATAGCAGGGTTATCCACTCTTTCCCAAAAGACAAGCCTTTCGTGAATATGGTTTGCTGGGCAGACGGATCTTTGACGCGGTGGCTTTCATCAATGATGATAGACTTGAAAACCTTGATGGCAGGATTGAAAACCACATCCTTTAGCCGGAATGATTTTTTGTTGCCCTTGATGTCCCACACAAAGTACTTACGGAGGCTTTCGTAATTGACGATGGCCACCCGGTGTACGCCCATTTTGAATAAATATCCCCATGTGGCTTGCACGTTGTTGTCGAGGACGATAGCAGATTTACCTGTAAACTTCTCAAACTCGCGTTGCCAATTGATTTTCAGTGAAGACGGGCAGATAACCAAGCACGGATACGCATCGGCTGTATCGACAATGCCAATGCTCTGCAAGGTCTTCCCAAGTCCGGGTTCGTCACCAATGAGAATCCTTTTTCTCTCCAGCCCAAATTGGATGCCCTCAGCTTGGTAAGGGTATGGCTCTATGCGAAGATGATGTTTGAGTTCTGTGTTCATAATTTCCAACCATTGAGTTCGTAAACCCGTTTTCGTGCATCCTCTCGGCTAAAGAATATTTCATCGGATATCGAATCGAAAGAGGTTTCGCTTGTCTTTTTGAATATTCTAAAGCCATTTCGATGTCTTTGATACATATACTGTCCTACTTTAAGACTGTTTACCAGCAAGCTCATGATGTGCTGTTTTAGGTGTCATTAGCCAATAATTGAATGCCAATTCCTCATATTTCTCACGTCCTCGCTGGTAGATGGTATCGCCACGGTTGATAAACTTCTTGAAGACACGGCTGTTTTTCTTGCTGATGGCATAAATAAAGTCATGGTTGGAGTGTGCGATGTCCATGTACCACGCTCTGGATCTATCCCAATCGAAGAAATCTACAGCCTCGTCGAACTCCTGCTGTGATGTGGCGAACGTTGTTTTCAGGTCTCCTCCGAAGTTTGATACATCGAGCCACCAATCCCATTTGCAGCGTGTGTTCAACGTAAAGGGGAAGTCGCAGTAGACAAATTGTTGTTGCCGGTTTACCATGTATTTCTGTGTCTCAGCCATCTCCAGCACTTTCCACAAGAACCTGTCGTATCTTGCTTCGGCTCGTAAAGCATTTTGCATTTCTTTTGCGTGTCTGAACTCATCATCCGTGTACTCGACATCATCTACCGTTAAGCGGTAGTAATCAACCCTTGATGGTTCTGTAATCATCGCATCTACCAGCGTACCGAAACGGAATGCCGCTTCTTTGTCGCCAAACGTTTGTCGCGGATACATTGTTTCCTTGAGGGCAGTGAGGTCTGAGTTACTAACCTCACTGCGGCTATAATAGGAATCGGGGTTATGGCTCATCGTTATTTTGCCTTTACGTCATCCACATACTCCACACTTTCGTGCTGAATGGTTACTCCCTCTTTGTTTGCCAGCTTTTCGCAGAAAGTAATTTGCTTCTTGAACATCTTGCAAAGTTCGTCTGCTGTGAGCGTGCACCCCTCTTTGCTCCACCACATGGTGATGATAGGCAGAATCCCCTCAGGAATCAAAAGATGGATTTTCTTCGTC